ACGAGAAATATTTTCCAGTAGGACATCGTGGTGTCTATCATACTGTCAGTAATAATTTCTTTCTGAATAAAACATTCATGCATCGTCCTCATGTATTGATGAGTGTAATGCGTCATGAAGGATGGCACGCTGCACAAGACTGCATGGCGGGCACCATTGATAACAGTATGATTGCCATCATTATGCCTGAGGATTCTGTCCCTGAGATGTGGCAAGAGATGGCACGGAGAGCATATGTATTACAACCCTCTGCTATCCCTTGGGAGAAAGAAGCAACCTGGGCAGGTAAAACGGAAGGCATGACTCTTAAAGCACTTGAATCTTGTGCTGCAGGAACCATGTGGTCTGACTACGAACCAACTCCAATGACTCGTGAATGGTTAGAGGAAAACAATTTTATTTCCCAGTAAATCTCGAATTGGATACAGATTTTGTCTTACGATCAATAGTTTCTGAAGCTTTTGAATCGTAAGACATTATTCTCTCAAGATCAGAGACAAAAGTTGATATGTATTCTCTCTTAGGAAGAACAATATTTCTTTTGAAATCATTGAGATTGGTTTCAAATTCATAGTTAGTGACTGGGGAAACCCGAAGATTTTCAATAGCGGTTCCGTTAGCATCTCTTGCAGTTCCATTAGAATCTACTGTAGTAGCTTCGGGGATTCCAGAACCTATATTACTATAACTAATTTCCACTTGTCTGTCTGGATTTCTCTCCAGGTATGACATATCAAAATTAGAATCTACTATTAATCCAGCAGGAACAATAACTCTTGAGAAGTCATCCAATTGCTCAGTAGTTTCATAATGGTGAACAGATGCAATTTCCGATTGTGTTTTATACTTTGTAAGTAAATATTTTTGGAAAGTCAAATCATCCATAGGCCATTCATTACGAATATCAATAATATTATTTGCCATTAAGATAACCCAATCATAATCGGGATTTTCATAAATTTTCTCAGATAGTTGATCTGGACGTAAATTACCAGGAATATAGTAATCATCAAATCCAGATACTACACTTGATTGATCAGTTCGTACCCGAGCTCTTCTAAAAAGATTTTTTACATCAGTAGTTTCATCAATAGAATTTCTATCTAAAGCTCTAGATAAGTATCTAATATTTGGTAGATATGAAAAATAATTTGCCATTAGTATCCTACGTCGTATGTTCCGATGGGCATTAGATCCCCGAGATCGTCTCCAAGAGCGTCACGTCCTCCAGGAATATTTTGTGTAAAGTCTGTATTGTATACAGGTTCAAGTTCTGAGAATTCAAAGTTTAAACTATATGTAACAGGAGCACCCGATTCATAAGCCATCCATTGATTATTTGATGAATAGTTAACATTAAAGTTGGTTAATGCACAAGGTTTAAACTTATGTACGAATCTATTTACCGCACGATTGCCATTTTCCGTTGTCATATATGACAATTGAAATACGTTTGGAGTTCCCAAAAACCATGATGCATTACCAGCTTGAGCATCGCCACCTTTACTGTCTATACCCAATTTTCTTGGAGCTCCCCATTGTTTAAATGCTCTGATTAACATTGTGATAGATTTAGTTTCCATCTGACTTCGTGCAATCATCTTATATGCGAAGTTAAATCTCCTCAGTTTTACTCCTCTAAACAATAATTCTGCATTACTATTACTTACAATTCCACCGCCTCTAGAAAGGATTTGATCTGCGCCAATATCAAATCCTAAATTTGATCCCAACATACTAAGAACATTTGCTCCCAGCATTCCTGTTAATCCAGAATCCTTGTTTGCTCCTGCCATCAAATTTCCATACACTGAAAATCTAGTCGCGTTACCAATGATGTTACCAGCAATTCCTGGTATTTGGGATCCAATAGCTCCTGCAATATAACCACCCATTTGACTCCCAATGTGTTGAGCAGCCGACATTGTTATATCATTCATATAATCAACTTCCCATGCAGCAGAAGTGGAGTCTACTATGCCTTGTGCTGGCATAGGTAATTCGATAGACCCTAATCTTTCTCTAAATGGAGTGTTTCTTTTAATATTACCAAGACTACCTCCACCCTGCTTGTTCAAAGAATCTCCATATGGTGTTCTGTATCTAAAACAAGTTATTTTCAATGAATCTTGATTTGGATTCATATCAATTGGGTATCTTAAATATCCATTAAAAGAAGTCAATATGCTTGTATCTGATTTAAGATCAAATTTTCCACTATCAATACCGTCTTTACTTATTAGTCCAAATATGCCACCCTTTTGGACAGCCGTAGCGAATTCATTAAATTGACCAAGTGTTCTTGTTGATTTTTCCGAAAAGTCTTTAGCCTTGTTTACGTTGTCTTCTAATATGCCAGTCAATCCACTTGCTGATCCTGTTTTTGTTGATGTTGCCGACGCAGGATCAGTTGGGTTTGATCCCGAAACTCTTGCCCATGCTGGGAGAGTAGAGTTTGTATTTCTTGAAAACTTTTTGGTCTGGTCTTGTATTCGTTTATGAATATCGTTTTGATCTTGGTCCGTAAGGTTAGTAATTTGATTCTTAGACCAAAGACCATCTGTATATAACGATACAGCTCCTTTTAATCGGTTTCCATCAGAATCAACGGGATATACTCGTACATTTCTAATTCTATTTTTAGCCTGTCCTGCTCTTCCAACTTTTCTTACTGTTGCTACAACTTTATATGCCCTATCCACTCCATCTACTTTTTGGACAATTGGGGGATCAATTGGAAGTACTTGTTCTGCCATTAGTTACTCCAAGAGTATGCTCTATGTTTAGGGTACTTCATACCACGTCTATCGATAAACTTTTCTGTGGGTAGAAGTGCGATATCACCCCAATTTTCACTCTTTGGAACTTTATGTAAACTACCTATACCAGAAAACAAATATCTATGTATGGAGTTTTTGGGTACAGTTACACCGCCTTTACTATTTATCAAGCTTTTTGCAACTGCATCTCTATAATCTGGATTTATATAGTGTAAATTTGCTCCTAAAAATCCATCAGGATAAAATTCTATAACATATGAGAGTGGTTGTAAGTCCCAAAACTCATATTTTTCTGGATATTTTGCACCATATTGAAAGAACACGAGATCACCTACAGCAACTCCACCAGTATCACTCTCGCTTATATCTGGATCTTGTACTAATGTTAAGGCTTGTTCCAACGCATTAACATACCAGTCTCCACTGCGTCTTTTCTTTCCTGCTTGTTCTACGATACTTTGTGCAATCATACTCCTAAATCGTCTTCGGTCATGATTCTGAATTCATACTGTCTATCTGCACAATATTCTTCTGCAGCTTTCCATTTTGCTTGATTAATTATCCAATTATTGACATCATAAGCCCAAGATTTTGTCCTTCTTTTGGGATTTTTTTCAGGCATCTTTAGTTGTCGTTTTGGTTTTACCTCTATCACAACAGATCTTCTTTTTCCATTCCTATCAGTATATTTTATGAAGAAGTCTGGAAAATATCTATGGATACGATTATCCATAGGGGACTTGTATGGGATAATAATTTCTTCAGATTGCCATTGATAAACACTTTCATTTAAATCACAATATCTCATAAACTTTCGTTCCCAAAGAGACCTGTAAACAATATTAGTTGGATCGCCTTTGTATTTTTTGGGATGTTCTGGTTTATATTTTCCCTTATAAGACATATACATAGTATATAAAACCATAAATTTATTTAGATGGGAATTTTTCAGCAACTCAAATCCTTTCTTGGTGAAACAGCAAAATCAAGAACAAATGATGGTACGTTTGCTGCACAATTACAATCACCTGCAACTACTAATAACTTCAAGGTATCACTTCATCTATCAAAATTTGCTGGAGTTAGTAACGATTCCGACTTAAGTGCTTGGTTGACTAGTTCTGGTGTATTCGGGAAAGATGATCCAGGAAGATTTGATTTTTTATGTTCCGAAACATTTATCCCTGGAACAAGCTTAGCTCCCTTTGAAACCTTTGGAGATCGTCAGGGAATGTATGAATCTTTTTCTGGTCCCAGAAGAGATATGGAGGTTGCATTTACATTTTACGTTTCTTCAGATTACCAGACACTTAGACTATTTGAAGAATGGGTTAACTATATTAATCCAATCTATGCTCCCAACAAACTTACATCTGGAAGTCCTGGTGGATATGAATCTTTGATAGATCAAAGAGGTGTAATGTATAGATTTAGATATCCAGACAGTTATAGAAGGATGATTTCTATAACAAAATTTGAACGAGATTATCGTGATAATATCGTCTATGCATTCGTAAATGCTTTTCCAACAAATATCGAAAGTATTCCACTTTCATATGATGCTGCACAATTACTTAAAGTAACCATCAATATGAGATATGATAGAAAAGTAATCATACAATCGGGTAGAAGAAGTATTAATAACCAAGATAACTCATTGTTGGTTGGAGAGTTTCAGAGTGGACCAAATACACTAACTCAACAATGGTTGAGAGATGGTCAGATTGAAACTACAACATCAACAATAGCCTAATAAATACTCTTATGAACTGAAATAATAGTCATGCCTTTACCAAAAATTACCACATCCCAATATGAATTGGTATTGCCTTCAAGTGGCAAAAAAATTAAATATAGACCATTTCTGGTAAGAGAAGAAAAAATTCTTATCTTAGCCCTTGAAAGTGAGGACACTAATCAAATTAGCATAGCTGTTAAACAAGTTTTAAAAGAATGCGTTATCGGTAGAGTTAAGATTGAAGATCTACCTAGTTTTGATATTGAATATTTGTTCTTAAATATTCGTGGTAAGTCAGTAGGTGAGTCTATAGATATTGTTGTCACTTGTGGCGATGATGGAGAAACTAAAATTAATGTATCCATACCAATCGATAAAATTCAAGTTGAAAAGCATCCAGATCATAACCAAGACTTAGAACTTGGTCAGGGGTATATTCTTAGAATGAAGTATCCAACTATGGGTCAATTTATTGATACTAATTTTAGTGTCAGATCTGTAGATGATAGTGAAGTGGAGAGATCTTTTGATATTATCTGTTCTTGTATTGAACAAGTTTATACTAATGATGATGCGTGGGTTGCTTCCGAATGTTCTAAAAAAGAACTTAGGGATTGGGTAGAAAGTTTGACTTCTGAACAATTCAAAAAAATTGAACAGTTCTTTGAAACTATGCCTAAACTTCGTCATGAAATCAAAGTCATGAATCCCAACACTAAAAAAGAGAATACAGTCGTTTTGGAGGGCTTATCGAGTTTTTTCGCCTGATAATGTCTCATATTGATCTTGAGGCATATTACCGAATCAACTTCGCTTTAATGCAGTTCCATAAATATTCTTTGACAGAAATTGAAAACATGGTTTCTTGGGAGAGAGACATTTATGTTGGTCTCTTAAGATCGCACATTGAAGAAGAGAATTTGAAACGTAAGCAAATAGAATCATCGAAACGTAATGCGTAGTCCTATTACACCACGAATAATGCCAAGAATGTCCAGGTTTAACCCTGGTGCATTTTTTCGTGGTGGTAGACAAAATACTAGTGCTTCTACAGATTTCTTTGGTAGAGGAAAATCAGGAGTTGCGGGATCTTCGAGAGTACAACCTGCTAAATCTCCACTTGTAGGTGTAGCGCAAGGTCTTTTGCAGCCTCAAGATCCACAACAAGAATCTGATGGAATCAATGTAACCAAAATTAATCAGATTGTAGAAAATAAAGTTAATAGACTTATTCCTACAATCTCAGAAAGAGTAGAAAGACAGGTAAATTCGTTTGATCCAAACGAAATGTTGGCCCGAATCTTTAGGGGTGGACTAGACGAACTCCAAAGATTCCAACAGAATTTGATGAGTTTAATGCAACCTCTACAGAGGACATTTGACTTTATATTCCAATCCAGAGATATTATATTAAAGTTAATTACTCAACTAGGTAGTGCTGCTAAGAATTTAGGTTCCGCAAAATCTCCTGGGATGGGATTGGGTGGATTAAAGACTCTTGCTCTTGCAGTTACTGCTGCTTTTGCTGCAAAGATCACGTATGATCAGATGCAAAAAGCAGAGAAAGAAGGTCCTGCCCCACAAGGTGGACAAATTAGTGGAGCCCCTCCTCCTGTTGGAGGAGTTCAACAACAACAGTCATTGGCTGGAATGCCTAATGATATGGATGTTGCGTTATTCAACTCCACTGTTGAGGAATTTTCGTCTATTCTGGATGGAATTAGAAGTGCGATCACTCCACAAGATGACAACGACTCTAACGGTTCTGGAGGAATCGACTTAAAATCAGAATCCAGTGCTCAACCTACGAGTACCCCTATGGGAACTGCTTCTGGTGGTGGTATTTCTCTTCCAAATGCTGCGCCAGAAATGCTCGCTTTAATGGATGCAGTTTCTGCTGGAGAAGGTGATGTAAATGCTATTCAAGGTCAGACTGATCATGGTGTCAATCTTGAAGGACTGACTATTGAACAAGCTTTCCAAGCTGGTGAGAGTATGCAAGGAAAGGGAGATACTACAACAGGTGCAATTGGTGCATATCAATTCCACCCAGATTTCCATAGACAAACTGCAATAGACGCTGGACTTGATCTGAATAAGGATAAATTTACCAAGTCAAATCAAGACAGAATGATGAGATCATACATGACCAAAGTGTATGGAATCCAAGGTGGAAAAGGTGGTGAACAGGGAATGATTCAGTCTATTAGGGATGGTAACCTAATATCAGATGTTGTTCCAAAACTATCTGTAGATATGGGATGGCCATCCTTACCTGGAGGAAGTCAGCCAAACGTAAATACTGCAAATTTCATGTCTACGTATAACGCAGCATATAGTAATTACGGGAGTGCAACTGGATTGGATCCATCAATAGACGGATCAGAATTGAGATCGGAAGCTTCTAGAACTATTGCTCAGTCTCCAGAACAAATTATTACTGAAGATGATGTTCAAACTAATATTATTCCAATAAATATGGGCAATACCCAACAGGGACAGGAACAACAGAATCATGTTATGAGTGATTCTGAAGGAGGTAAAGTTCCTTTCCTCGCACCATTTGATATGGGAAATATTCATACCATGTATTCAAGAATCGTATATAACATCGTTGACGGATAATGGCTAAACCAATTAACATTAGAGCAGTAGCGGAAGGTGTAAGGGGTCCTGTTGCGGATACTGAAAAAGCAATTGTACGGTTTAGTAAGTTTATAAGACGTAACGATAGTAAACTGAGGAACTTTAAGTTTCCTTCCAAAAATAAAATGAAATACCTTAAGACAATTGATTTGTCTGTTATAGGTAAGAATAGTAATGGCGGATTTGCGTTAAGTTTGCCGTCTCCATTTGGTATGGCAACTAATGCATTGTTGGGTCGTATGCTGCAAGGTGCATCTATTGCAGTTATTCTTGGCACCGCAGGGGCATGGTTACCTGCTCTTGTTCCTGGATTAATTAATACTAATGAAAGGAAAACTGCAAAGGCCCCTGGAACTAGAGAAGAGAAACTTAGAGCCTTATATGAACAAAAAAAGAATTTAAACTGGTGGGATTGGATCACTGGAGTTGCACAAGAAGTAGATGAACAAATTTATTTTTTAGAGACGGGTCAAACTAGAACATATGGTAAAAATCTCACGCCAAGGACTCCAGATGATTTTGGTCCTGGTGAGTGGACAGAAGGAAATACTAAAAAATTAAATATAAGCAAATTTGCTTCGGGTGTTACACTGTTTGGAGCTCTTGCTAATGCAGGTATTTTTACTCAAGGTATTCCAGTATCAGCAAGCCAAACAACACAATCCCAACCTACAACTTCAATTGCGAGACCAGTATCACGTAAAATTAATACTTCCAACTATGGATCTGGTGGATTACACCCATTCCCAGGTGGAAATTATGTTTCTTCTCCCGTTGGGATGCGAAATGGTAGAATGCACCATGGAACTGATATAGCAGAAACTACTCCATATAGGAAAAATCCCAGAACTCCAATTATTGCAATGTCGGATGGTGTAGTTATTGATGAGAGATATAATGGTAGTAAGGATGCATATCTTGCTGGTGTAATGATTAATCATCCAGACCTCAATGTTGATGCAAGATACTTGCATATGAATCCAAGTGTGCAACCTGGAGATAAAATTGCTAGAGGTCAAATTATTGGTACTCTCGTTCCTCTAGGCGGAGAAGAAACTCAATATAACGATACACACTTGCATCTGGAATTATATAAACAAGGAACTTATGAAAGATACAGTGCTTCTCAGTCTAGTAAATTCTTAGGTGGGTTACATAAAATCCCATTTGCAGAAGTAAATAATGCAACATCCATTCAACCGTCAAATCCTGAGCCAACAGTTCCACCAGTAGCACCCCAATCTTCTTCTGATCCACAAACAAAAGTAATACCGACACAAAAAGAATCCAAGGACAAAAAAGATAACTTGGCAGTATTAACTAAAAAACTTGAAGAACTGCAATCATCTCATGATATTTCTAGAGTTGATGAAAAAGTACGTATTCCTGAAGTTGGTACATATGTTTTGGGTAGAAATCTTATAGGAACTAGAGAAGATAAGTATTTTGATGTAAATGGTAAACGTATTAGTTTAGAAGAATTTGAAAATAAATTAGTATCATATGAAGATAAACTGGACGAACAGTCTAAAGTAGATCCACAAAAGGCCTCCACTATCCCTGATGCATCTTCGACTGCAAATCCCCCTCAATCCAATAGTGCTGAACTTCCTCCATCGATAATAACTCCAACTAAACGTCAAGAACCTCCAGTAAATCAGTATCCATCTTATAATAGACCGAATAGAGTAAATAATACTATTATAACTAGCAATCAGTTACCACAAAATCATAAATCGACGCCAAATTTCATGTCTAGTGGTGGATCTAAAGGAGGTGATAATGTTACTAATAGTATGGACATAGTTACAATCTCACAGTCAATCTTACTCACACAGTTATCAGGATCATGAGTTCTTCCCTTGCAAATGTCAAAATTTCCGAAGCTTATCTGACTTCTTCTGGTGAAGATAATGAAAAGGCTTATAGTTTTACTCGTGCTATTTCAAGCATAGATTACTTTGAGGATTTACTTAACCCCTCTGTTACATGTTACCTTACCTGTGCAGACACCGATAATTTATATCATAAGTTACCTATTAGGGGATTTGATCGACTGGATTTGACAATTGAGACATCACTTGGAAAATTACAATATAACGAGCAAAATCCTTTATTTGTAACTGGTGTCCAAGATTTGGTTACTAAAGATGGAACAGAAACCTTTACATTGGCTTGTGCAACAAAATCAGTTTTTGATAATGAAGCGACGAGATGCCAAACTAGATTTAAAAAAGCCGCTATTTCTACACATGTAGAAAATATTTTAGGAAATTTATTGAAAATTGATTCTGATAGAATATTTGTGGAGAAGACTTCAAACGCTTATGGATTTATGGGTAATCAGAAAAAACCCTTCCATACTTGCACATGGTTAGCCCCAAAATCAATCCCATTCTCAAATACTGCCCAGGTTTCAGGTACATCTGGTTCAGGAACTAATGCAGAGGCTGTTGGAACTTCTGGATTCTTTTTCTTCGAGAACCAAGATGGATTCCACTTTAAATCTATCGACTCCATGTGTAGTCAAACAGTGAGTATGTCATCGGCAGACACCAAAGATATTATAACTTATACATCTACAAATATTGTGGAACAAGGAGATTCCACATTTAAAATTATTCACTCATATCTTGATAAAAATACAGATTTAATTAAAAATATGAGAGTTGGTTTATATTCAAACTTGACATATTTTTATAATCCTGTAAGTTGGAAGTTTGATGCCTTTTCTTATAAAATTAAAGAACACTTCGACCCACAATTAGGGACAGATATGGAACTGCCTGGTGGTAAGATTACTGACACTGCCACCAGAATTCTTGTCAGGATTGGGGATACTGGTATGCAAGGTGATAATTTAGTTGAAGATAGTGGTAGAGATAATTCCGACATGGCTAAATCATTTTCTAGATATAACTTGTTGTTTACACAGTCACTAAATATTGTAGTACCATGCAATGTGAATTTAAAAGCGGGGGAATTAATTAGAATTATCTTCCCTACTGTCGGACCATCAAATCCTAATGAAAAATCTGTAGACAAGGAGTCGAGTGGTAATTATTTAATTCGCAGCTTAAGACATCATTTTGATGTTGCAGGTGGTCAAAACACAACATCACTGAATTTGGTCCGAGATTCATATAGAATATAACTATTCCACATTACGCAAACTATGGAAAGCATCGAAAAACATATCGAAAAGGACAAAGAGATCCTTGACAATCCTATGATTTCTCCCAATCAACGTCGCCACATTGAGGGTGAGTTGCATGAATTGGAAGATTACGTTGAACATCACAAAAAAGAAATTGAGGAAGGGGATCATCATGATCCAACACCTTTGGAATTGTATTGTGATATGAACCCATCAGAACCAGAATGCCTTGTTTATGAGGACTGATATATGATCGACCATTCTTTACTAAAAACTCAATATGCCGGCAGAGACGGTTTTATTTGGTGGATCGGCCGTGTTGCTGATCCACGAGTTTGGCGTGATTTATCTACAGATCCTGAGGAAGGATGGTCATATAGATGTAAAGTAAGAATAATTGGATATCATCCATTTGATGGTGATACTCTTCCCGAAGTCGATTTGCCTTGGGCTCATGTCATGGCCTCACCAAGTATGGGTGGTGGTCAAGGTGGTCTTGGTGAGAGTAGTTCCATGGTAGGTGGAGAAACTGTTTTCGGTTTCTTTCTGGATGGAGAAGAAGCACAACAACCTGTTGTTTTTGGGTGTCTGCAAAGGAATCTAAAAGAAGTTAAGAATACGATTAGTAAAGAAACAATTGATGAGGAGAAATCTGCTGGGTTTGGTGTATTCTCTGGTACATCTATGGGAGCACCTTTTGGTCCTACCAACCTACCAGTGCAAGGAGACACTACTGTATCGACTCCAAAAGAGAATGGTAGGACTGCCAGGAAGTCTCCCACTGCGGGTGCTGTAGGGGACGTGGAAGGTGTTAGACGAGTCGTACAGTCTTCTAGTCAATACTTTGGTAATGCATCTCTTGCACCTCATAGTGGATCTAATGCCTGCGAGAATGATGCGATCTCTAAAGTTACTCATGCAGTAGGAAGTTTTCTTAAAACTATCAATTCTTTGCAGAAATTTGGATCGACTTATATTAACTCTGCACAAAACTTTGTCGCGGACATAAGAAGAATTGTTGGTAAAGCATCTAGACTCATCGTTGGTGCGATGAAGATGATCCTCAATACTCTTCGAGATAAAATATTTAAGTTCCTAGGAAAAAGATTTAGAGACTTCGTTGGACTAATTGTACCAGAACCACAAAAATCTCCTGTTGCAGCTGCTCTTAAGAGAATCATGGACATTCTCTTCTGTGTCCTAGAAAAATTAGGAATTAATCTTTTCGATTATATTTTTGGGTTCCTGAAAAATATGGTCAATAAAACAATTGGTGCATCTGTTTGTGGAGTAGAACAAGCAGTTGCAACAATGATTGCAAAGATGACTGATGCGATCGACGAGGCCTTGGAACCAATCATGGATGGATTGGATTGGTTGACTGGTGCTCTTGGTGGTATTGGAAGCCTACTAGGAAAGGTAGGTGGATATATTAACATGATCATGAGTTTCCTTTCATGTGATAACCTACAATGTAAGGATTATGATGATTGGTCTCAGGGGTGGGGATTATCTACAAAATCTGCTGGTAAAATTTCCAATGTTTTGGATAATGTCCAGATCATTAAAACTAACAACCTAGACATTAGTCTTGATGATTTAGATGCTGCAGCTGGTGATGGAAGTCTTTCATTCCTCAGTTTGATGGGTGGAAATGTATCACAGTTTTTTGACTGTAATGAAACAACGTCTAATCCCAAAAGTCAGGATGATATTCCCGATACTATTCCCCCTGGAAGTAAATTCATATACTGTTTACCTCCAAAGGTAAAAATTATTGGATCATGCACAAAAACTGCAAAAGCAATTCCTATTATCTCGGGAGATGACGGAAGTATTCTTTCCATTGAGATAACAAATAGGGGAAGAGGTTACAAGTTTCCTCCAAAAATATGTATTATCGATAAAACCAGATATGGTGGGGGAGCAATTGCAGAAGCTACTATTGACAAAAGAGGTAAAGTAAGACAAATATTCTTACTCGAAGAAGGTTCTGGGTATTGTCCAGATTCTAGAGGAATAGGTTCAGTTAATCCTCCAGATCCTGAGGATACTGATACTGATCCTAGGGATGATGATCCTAATGATCTACTATTTCCAGATCCATTTAAGAATGACTGTGACATTGTAGCTAAACTGAGGGAGAGGAAATATAAAGGTAGTCCTAGAATGGAGCGTGAGAAAGACTTCATCTGGGTAGATCAGAAAACTGGTCGAGAATACTATTGTCCAAACTTTGATCCATTGGTTCCAGAGGATGGAGATCGTACTGGTCCTGATATTCCAGATGATGGTCCAGATGACGATTCAGATCCGACTCCGTTCGTTCCTATAAAGGACTTGCAAGCTCCTTATATCATTTTCACTACTCCATCAGATAATACCAGCGGTATTTCCACATCGACAAATATATTCATAACATTCAGTGAAGAGGTTGTGAGAGGGAAAGGAACAATTTCAATCTCAGAAGTATCAAGTAATGATCTTCATGAAAAAATTGACATTACAAATAAAGATAAGGTTGAATTTATTGGAATAGATGTCATTAAGATTAATCCAGATAAAAATCTGAAGTCAGCAACAGATTATTTTGTTAATATTGATAGAGGATCGGTTTCTGATGCTGCAGGCAATAAGTTTGCTGGTATTGCTGGAACTAATAGTTACAATTTCTCCACAAAAAGTTCTTCAGGTCCCACAGATCCACCAGTGGGAATCTTTACAGATTTCAAAATAATTGGACCTGGAATTGGATATACCGCTGACGATACTGTTGGTGTTGGAACTGAATGTTTCTTTACTTTGAATCTAAGTCCGTCTGGATCAATCCTTGGTGTTGATTTAAAAGACTGTGATCATAGATTTACAAAGCTCCCAGAAATCGTAATAAATACAAATACTGGTACGGGAGGGAAAATACGCCCCGTTTTAGCATATTCGCCTAATACCACAAAAGATACTGGTGAACGTGAAATAAACCAAAATCTTGTAATCAAAGTTATCGACTGTATTTAATGAGCACACAACAACCAAACTCTAAAGAATATTTTAGAAATTATCCTGGATTCCGAGTCGAATCTGGGATATTGATTGATTCGGGTGAGTTGAAGGGAAAGACTAGTGACCTTTCCATGATTACCGATGAATCTCAAGGATTTACATATTATAAAGATGGATATTATAAATCCATATGTAATGGAACCTCATATGAACTATGTGGGTATAAAACAACAACAGAAGATGATTATGCTAAGATCCTAACAGCTGGTTCTGGTCATATTTTGATTGATGCTCAAGATGGTGATATTATTCTTAAGGGTAGAAATATTCGATTATCTGCTGAAGATGGTTCTGGAGAAATTACTTTGGTCTCGGGTAAACATGTCTATATTAAAGGTGCTGTTTGTCATATCAAAGGAACTAATGTAAATATCCTTGGAAGTAACAACTTATCATTAGGGGCAACTTTTGTTGAAAATACAGGATCAGTTTCAAATGAAGGTGGAACTATGACAGATATTTTCCAGGGTAGTTTCTTGGGAGGTGTCCTCAAGTTTCTAGATAAATTTAAGGACTTCTTCTAATGGCAGTTACTGGTTCGATAGGAATGTTCGGTGATAAGGTTATCATCGGGGCATTAGATGTTTCCTTCCTAGACGCTTCTTCAAGATTATTTCCTGGTACATTAGTTTGTAATGGACCAGCATATTTTGGTGCAAATGGAACTGTTGGGGCTCCACGAGCTACAGTAATGATTGGTCCTCCACTTGGGATATCAGTTCCTGCGTCATTAGAAGTAATTGGGATTGCAAATATCATTGGTGTTTTCAATGTTACGGCAGTTAGTACCTTTACTGGTCTTACAACTAAACTTGGTACTACAATTAAGAATGCGTTAAGTCTTAAGAATGGTGTTGATATTGCCAATGCATTGAAAGTTGGTAATTCGGTGAAGGTGCAAAATGGTGCAGATAATGTCAATGGAGTACTCAATGTTGCTGGTGTTATTAACTGTGCATGGCTAGATGGTAAGATTGCTGCTGCAATGCTTGCTCCTGGTAAAGGATTTGATATGCATCATCCAACCAAGAAAGGTTGGAGGCTTGCTCATGCTTGCATTGAAGGTCCAGAAGTTGGTGTATATCATCGCGGTAAATCCGAATCTAATGTAATTCAAATACCAGAATACTGGAAAGGTCTAGTACATGAGGATTCTATCACTGTTAATTTAACTCCTATTGGAGAAAACCAAAATCTATACGTAGAGTCAGTTGATTATAATGGTGGTGTAATTAATATTGGTGGGGGAATTCACTTCAATTATTATTATACAATTTTTGGTGAAAGAAAAGATCTCGAAAAGTTATATGTTGAATATGAAGGGAAGATTGAAGATTATCCAGGCGATAATTCCCAGAGATCTATTGTTGGATATAACTATGATTATAGAAAAGGAGTAAATGGATAATGAAAGCGAATCCTGCTGAAATGGCTAAAAGGTTGCGAGAGCAACGAAGGCAATCAAAAGACCAAGTGGAGGCAATGAGTGAACAACTTGCCATTGCTGATGCCATCGCTGATGAGTATGATGAACTAATAGATGGTTTGGATCAAAAGACTGTTCCTCTAGTTAGTGAGATTAATAGTACCATTAATGCAGTTAGAGATGCATATGATGCAAGAATTGAAGCTGGTTGTTTAAGTCCATTGATTTGGCAACTACAATCAACAGAATCAACCCCAGGGCGCCCTGGACTTGATTCCACTGAGTCTCAAACTTGGGAGGTTGTAAAGGACCCATCTCAACGTCAGCAGATAAATTATTATGGTTGCAAGTACTATAGGTATCCTAAGAATATGGAGTACGGTGCTAATGTAATTGATGAGATTCGGGATGCTAGTATCGATGCTTTAACATCAGTCCTTGTTATATTTGATAGTAATGGATATGATTTTACTGGAGGTATTATTAAAGTTGGTGATATTCTTACTGATGATTTGGAAGATCCCGTTTATTTTCAAACAGGTAATCTTCCAACTGTTGTTGCATTGGGAACAGCCGCTTACCCCAAAGAACGAGTGTCGATAAGTGGATTTTGCACTGCTGCGGTTAATAAAATATACAGCGATGGATCAACAGGATTTATGACATCATTCAGTGTGGGAGATTTTATCTATTCGGAGTTCTTTCCTGTTGGAACCGTTATTGAAAGTTTTGGAGAATCAACTGCGGATCTGAATATCAACGGTGGTGATTTTACAACTACTGTTGGTATTGACTTTGCTGTAGTTAGCAATGTTGCTTTGGGGGATACTTCCAGTAATGAATTTTCCATAGGCGTTGTAGATACTTACCCTGCCGTGTATTTTGATACAATTACTACGGTTGGTGCTTCTCGTACTTCTTTTATTGTTGTTAGAGGACCTACTAATCAGGATCTTCAGTTTGAAGCTACTAAGAACCCCATCGATCCAGTAGAAATTGGAATTGCTGAAGGAAAGGGAATTGGTAGAGGCCATAAGATCGATTTGATTAATAATGGAGATCCAAAAGAAATAAAAGAATGGCATGAAGTTCGCGGAGATGACGAACCCGCAGTTGGTGCAGGATTTGCTGAGTATTGGGTAGGTGCGTCTTCTTGGCCAACACTTAGAAGAGTAACTAGAGGTGGAGCTGGAACGCAACAAAGTCCATACACATACGGATATAACGCTGACGTATATGTTCCAGAAGGTACAATACTTAGGGTCAGTACTGGTTCTACAGTTCCATCATCTACGATATCATCCACTGTTATTAGTCCAAATAATCCAAGTCTTAATGGTTGCGGTGATCTTACCAGTGCAATTGCAAGTAGAGAAAGTGAGATGTCTGCTAAAATTGCTGAAAATACTCCTAAGATTGACAAATATCTTTCGGGAACTAAAATTATTAGAGAGTTGAGAACAGAAGAAGAAACTACGGCTTGGGGAATGTTGCAAGGTATTGCTTTCGTTAATGATAAGAGACGGAAACAAAAAAACCAAGCAGAGACTCTTGAAGATTTTGATTGGGGTGAAGTAGGGATCTAATCACCAGATATATACTATACTCTCATATTATTTTTTATGAATGCTCCTTCAGATGATGAACTGAAACATCTTCAATTGCAAGCAATGTTGCGAGAGAATACTTTTTCAGATAAAGAATTAATGTATCTTGGAGAAAGGAAGGGAGATCATTGGTATCTTATTGGTGGTATGCATGAAGTACCTGTTTCCGAAATTATAGATGTGAATGAAGAACCATGATATATATTGACTGCTGTAGAGAACCTTTAAATTTTTCACAATACGATCTATCACAAGACGAAATTTACGTAATTGATAATCTATTTCCGTGGTGGTTTATTCATCACATGGATAAAACTATATTGCATGGATTTGGATGGCAATATGGTCTTTGTAGTGGACGTAAAGATAATGAAGATGGCACACCAGATTGGGATTATGATAAAGGTGCTGACTTCAATTTTGAAGTTCCCTGTTTCAAACAATCAATTTTTCCTGCAAGATCTGAGTCTGCAAGTGACACTGCCTACGAAATGTTGTATAATGCAGTTGTAGGTTCTATTAATTTTGATCTTGAATTAGGAGAAGTCCTAGTCAATGGACAACAATATATTCATGATACAACTATTCATCAAGATTGTAGTTGTGATAATGGATTGAGCTGGATCTATTATGTAAATAAGAGATGGGAACCCGAATGGGGTGGTCCAACTATTATCGAACATAATGGGGAAACTGTAGAGGTTTTACCAAAACCAGGAAGAGTATGCTTTTTTAAAGGCAACATTCCACATAGAGGTGCTCCACCAAATGGAGAATATTATAGGGGACTCAGAGCAACTTTAGTTTATAAGACTATGCGAAAGGATCCTCTACCATCCAAATAATGAAAAAAGAAATTTTTGCTATTCCAATCTTTGAAGATACGATAGATCTTGAACTATTCAAGATTCCTCAATGTGAAGATGCGGAGATTATAGAAACTTGGGATTCAAATACTCCATCGTCATTTAATTCTAAACTAGATATTAGTGATGATGCTATGAATCATCTAACCAGTGTCATTGATAGGAATCTTGGTGTTGAAGGTTTAATAGCCTCCAATCCTCGTATTTCTCATATATGGAGGAATATATATGATGAGAATGATTATCAAGATCCACACATCCATCCAAGATGTCAATGGAGCTTTATCATTTACGAAACAGTGAACTCTAAAACCTCTTTCTTAAATCCCTCACTCGCTGTTATTCAGGAGAAGTATGGCATGAACTGTCATGCTTTTGCACCAGATTATAAACCAGATCTGGGCCCAGGAAGTATTATCATCTTCCCGTCAATGTTGCTTCATTTCGTAAATAGTGGTAATATTGGCAGTACAATCTCAGGCAACATCTACATGAACTATGGAGGCTAAAATGGAAAAAGAAAACGTAATTAGAAGTGAACCCAACGCAAAGTATGGTAATGAGCTTTTGCTAGATAATATTGATTATATTGGCGAAGCGGTTGGTGATATTATTACCAGACTAAAAAGTTTGGAACAACGAATGGATGCCGTTGAAGTTGATGCACGTTCCAACAAATTTAAAATTGACCGAATTCTCGATGTTACTATTGGAGACGGAAAATGAGTACTAAAAAGTTCAAAAAAGTAGATAAAAAAGGACGCGAAGAAATTTGGCAATGGGATGAAACTCCAGAATTATCCAAAGCAATCAAAAACCTTCACAACTCTGGTCTTAAAAGTCCTCCCCCAAGACCTGTTGACATCTAACCTTTTCTAGTCTATATTATTGTTATCAGGATCTTTTAAAGGTTTCATCCTGATAACTGCCCATATAGCTCAGTGGTAGAGCAACGCTTTTGTAAAGCGTAGGTCGTTGGTTCAAATCCTACTGTGGGCTTTCCACTTTTGTGGAATAGGTTACATCATCGACATTCTGGACAGGGGTTCGATTCCCCTCACTTCCATCGGGTAGGTGTCCGAGTGGTTAAAGGAGACGGACTGTAAATCCGTTAGCTATGCTTACGTTGGTTCAAATCCAACTCTGCCCACTCCTGGGGGTGCCATGGTTTCGACAGGGTACACGGAATGTGACTGAAACCTGCTTGGATAAGCAAACCATAGATGCAAAAACATCTGACACCGCAGCGAATAACATCGTTGCATTCTCCCGCACTCGCGAACTCGCGACTGCCTGAATGGGGGATCGGGGTTAAACTAGCCTTGTTAACCAAGTAGTTCTGGGGGGTGGAATGCCCCCTTTAAATCTAGAGGTTCCATGAAGATTAATCTTTGGTATTCTAATAGTATGGGTCAATGGCGTTGGACTCTTTGTGAAGAGTTTAAGAACGGTGTTACTAAAGTAGAACAAAGTTCTGGTCAACAACCTATGCTTCGTGATGCTATGAATGATGTAGCAAACACTGTTGAATATCTTCTAGAGACACATAAAAAAGACAATCCTCTTTAGCTCAGCGGTAGAGCGAACGACTGTTAATCGTTTGGTCCCTGGTTCGATCCCAGGAAGGGGAGTTTAGGGAGATTAGCAATCTGGTGAATGCACCGAGCTCATAATTCGGATAAGGTGGGTTCGATCCCCACATCTCCCATATATAATATAAATTTGTTGCAAATATGTTTGAGATCGGTAATGAGTTAGAAGTTGCTCAAATTGACGGTATTGGACCAAATGCAGTTACATGTATAGTAATTGATAATCTTTATAAAAATCCCGATGAAGTTAGAAAATTTGCATTAACTCATAGGGGTGAAGCAGGAAAGATCAATGAACAATGTGACTTTGGTGATAGACTAGCAATTCCACACAAAGATATCCGTAATATAAAAGAAGTTATTGATGATTTTGTTAGAAATCGTGCTATCTGGAATAACTGGTACGATGAGTTATCATATGAAACTAGTTGGAAAAATGCAGAGTTTTTAGTAAACTTTACTAGTCACCAAACATTAGTTAATAATCCTTTGGGGTTGGTTCCACACCAAGATACATATTTGAAATTTCAACTTCCGAGTAGATTTGGGGTTGTAATCTATTTGAATACTCCTGAAGAATGCGAAGGAGGCACAAACTTCTATAGTTACCTTGACAAACAAGGACTAGAAAGATCTCTACTATATGAGAAACAGTTCACTGAGATGACAAGTGCCGATAATAAATGCACCAAAACATATCAAGACTTATTCACTGAACTTCAAATGTCTTCTGCACTAAAAATTGAGGCAGAGATTGGAATGAGATATAATAGAATGCTTATTTACCCTGTGGATGTTCTACATGCACCAAGTATGGCTCCTGGATGGTTCAAAAATAATGAAAGGATTGCACAGGTACTATTTTTGTGAGTAAATACATTGTTCGATGGTCCGAACCAGGAGAACTTTCTCCTCAACAACAGAGTAGATACTTTGATAACGAAGTTAATGCCAAGTGGTTTGCAAATGAAATGAAAAAGAGTTATAATTGGGTTATCTGCACAGAATCAAAAAACGTAATGGAGTAACAAAGAGTATGATTTGCACAGGTAATCTTTTTGTGATATAATTAGCATGTGTGAAGGAAGTGCGACCTCTCTGATCTTAGGATTGGAGGGGTTTTTTCATTGTCTAAATACAAAAAGGAATAATATATTGAGCAGATAAAATGCCTCTATCAAGATTAGAAAATTTTCTAAAGAACGCTGAAGGTAATATTTTATATGTAAATCCAAGCGACTTTGATGCTACTGATAGTATTGAAAACCGTGGTAACTCGCAGACGAGACCATTCAAAACTATTCAAAGAGCTCTAATTGAAGCTGCTAGATTTTCTTATCAAACAGGCAAAAATAATGATAAAATTGATAGAACGACCATTCTGGTTTTCCCTGGCATTCACTACATTGATAACAGACCAGGATATACTGTAACGAGTAATCTTGGAGCTGCTGAATTCAAGATTAGGAAAAATGCAGGATGGCAACCTGCTGATATCACTCAGTTTACTTCAGAAACTAACTTTGATATTCTAGATCCCAATAATGAACTTTATAAGTATAACTCCACTGAAGGCGGAGCAATTCTACCTCGTGGTACTTCTATCATTGGATTGGATCTTCGCAAAACTAAACTAAGACCACTGTATGTACCTGATCCATTAGATGACAATCAACTATATGGTGGTATTCTTCGTGTTACTGGTACTTGTTACTTTACCGCTTTCACGATCTTTGATGCGGATATTTCTAGAACTGCATATTATGATTATGATAGTAACACAAAGGTTCCTACATACTCTCACCATAAACTAGCTGCGTTTACCTATGCCGATGGTGTAAATAACGTAATAATTAATGGATCTGATTCTGGTCTAACTGACCTGGACATGTTCTACTTTAAGGTAGCAAAAGCTTATGGTGATGCTTCTGGTAGACCTGTTCCAGATTACCCCACATTCGATGATTTTGAACCAAGTGTAGACGAATTTAGAATTGTTGGTGACCTTGCTGCTGACCCAGTTGGTATTACTTCGATTAAGTCTGGTGACGGTAATACTCCTAATAATATTATCACTGTAGACACGACAAAGGCACATGGACTATTCAAGGATACTCCTGTTCTTATTGCTGGTATCACAACATCTGTCAATTCATACAACGGATCCTTCCTAGTTGAAGAAGTTATCAGCGATACTGAGTTCACATATCTCGCTCCCAGTGTACCTATTACTGCACTGCCAACGTCCCAGGAGATTCAAAATTCTTCCGTAATTATTGAACCCGATACTGTAGGTTCTGCATCTCCATATGTTTTCAACTGTTCTTTACGTTCGGTATATGGTCTTAATGGACTTGATTGTGATGGTGATAAAGCCACTGGATTTAAGTCCATGGTTTGTGCTCAGTTCACGGGTATTTCTATTCAGAAAGATGATGATGCTTTCATTCTCTACAATCCCGACACTGCAATCTTTAATAGTGATTTGAGTGTATCTGATTCAGATAGACCTCTACACTCAAACTCAAAAGCAATCTATAAACCAACATTTGAAACCTCTCACATGAGAGTAAGAAACAACGCTGTTGTTCAGTTGGTTTCTATCTTTGCTATTGCATATGCACGTCACTTCCATGCAGAAAGAGGTGGTGATGCTTCTATTACTAACTCCAACTCTAACTTTGGACAAACTGCTCTAGAATCATCGGGATTTAGACCAGAGTCGTTTAATCGTGATGATGTAGGATACATCACTCACATTCTGCCACCTAGAGAAATTCCAAGAACAGTAACTACGGCATCTTGGTTAACACTTGATACACCAAAAACTGTTGGTGTTGGTATTACTGATAGACTATATCTGTTTAGTTACAATACTGAAGAAATTGTTCCACCTGCACAGGTTGACTCTTATAGAATCGGTGCTAAGAAAAAAGATAAGTTATATTTGAGTGTTGTTAATACACTTACTGGACAAGCAGTTCAGGAAACATATGAGACTCCTATTCTCATGCAGGTTCCCTCTGGAACTGGTGTAGAATCCGAGAAAGACTATAAAGTTATTAGAAATTCTGGTGTTAATGCCATTATTTCTAATGTTATCAGTCTAAGTACCAATCACCAACTTAATAATGGTGAGAAAATTAGAATCTTCTCTAATACTGGAGAAACTCCAAACGGTATTATTAATGATAAGATCTACTATGCTATTGCTGGTGGCAATCTTGCTACAAACAAAATTCAGATAGCATCTACTAGTAATGATGCTCTTGCTCGTAGACCTCTCACTGGGTTATCTAATGGTGGTGGACAACTAACTGTAGTTTCTAGAGTTACTGATAAATTACCAGGAGATCCTGGACACCCAATTCAGTGGGATAATATTAATAATCAGTGGTACGTTATCGCTCACCCCAGTGAAACATTTAACCAAATATTCCCAGCACTTAAAACTATTGGCGCTGGTGTTATTGGTGATGAAACTGGATCAACATATGTTAAGCGTAGAGTAGATAACAGATCTCTCATTGATAGATTGTATCGTGTTAGATATGTTCTACCTAAAGAACATGTTGACGCTCGTGCTCCAAAACCTGGATTCGTTCTACAGGAATCTAAAACTGTTGGTATTGGTAGTGCATCATTCCTAACTGCTAATCTATCTAACCCAACTCAACTTAAGAATGTTAAGATCATTAAGAGTGCTGATTTTAGTGGCACAACTATTACGATCACAACTGAAATTCCTCACAGATTGATTGAAGGTGATTTAGTTAAAATTAAAAATGTAGAGTCCGTTAACAATCCACTTAATACTTATAAAGTTGGATTTAATGGTGAGTTTAAAATTGATAATGTAGTTTCTAGTAAGGCATTTACCGTTACTGGTATTACTACGGATCCTGGTGCATTCCTTAATGAAATTAACGAGAGAACTACACAACAACAGATTGAAGATCTACCTATTGTAGAGAGATCCAAAGCATTTGACTCTCTCTATGTGTATAGAGTACAAGAATCTAGACCACATATTCCTGGAACTTCTGGACAAGATGGTGTATATAACCTAACTCTCGTTTGTGGTTCTATTCCTCTGGATAAGGATCTTGGTTTCGGTGTATCCACGAAATCCTTCTCACAGGATATTAGAAACCTCTATCCACAACAAGACAGAGATAACTATCAGTCGGACGCACAACCATCAATTTCTCATGCCAATGCTGATGTTATTGGTAGTGTAATCTCCGATAATAGGCAAAGATCTTTGACCCGTGAAGCACTGTCATATTTCATGCAGGGACAGAAAGTTGGTTATGCTGTAACTGGTGCAGTTGTCACTGGTACAGGTAACACTACTCTCACAATGTTTACTGGTGCAGAACATAAATTTAATCAAATTAAGAGTCTAAACATTATCAATCCTGGTGCTGGATATAATAATGGTTCTGGTATTGCAACTGTCATTTATGCTGCAGATCTTGAAAACGTTGCTTTAACTGGCAAACAAGCATCAGCTAAAGTACAAATTTCTGCCGCTGGTACTATAACCAGTGTAGAGGTTCTTGATGGTGGTACTGGTTATGGTATTGGTAATACTATGACTATCTCTGCTTTCCCAGCAGGATCTCCTTCAACTAATGCTATTGTTGAAGTTACTGGTATATTTGACAACATCTATGATGGTATGCACCTATCTGGTTTTGCAGATCCTATTCTGAATGGAACATTCAAGATTGTAGACATTCCAAGTTCCAAGTCAATCTCTGTGGAAATCCCCGAGTCAAGAGGATTGGGACCATATTATATCTCCAGAGATGATAGAAGACTCCCAACATATCACCACGCAAATATTGGTGTTGGAGTAACTTATATTGATGTTATTAACAGAGACGAAGGATCTGTAAAACTTCTAACAGATGCTAACCATACTTTGGTTGCTGGTAACTGTTTTACTATTCAAGGAACTGGAAATGGTAATTGGGATGATAATGTCTTTATCGTTGATGATGTTGACAATGATAATCCACTGAGGAGTATTCACTTCAATGTTGGTGTTCATACTGTTGGTTTCATAACTGCATATGACACAATTAATACTAGACTATTTGGTACTGGTATCAGTGCAAACTCTAAAACTCTAGGTCTTGGCGAAAATAATCTTGCAGGTAGAGCATCTTATTTCTATGCTGGTATTTCTACCACTGTTGCTTCTCCAATCACTTCTACTGATACTGTACTTACTCTTACTTCGACAGAAGGATTTAGTAAGGGAGATTATATTATCATTGGCTCAGAAATCATGCGTTTCTCCAGTGATAATATCAATAGTGTTCTTCGTGGTCAGTTTGGTACAGTTAATACCTCAGCACCAGTTGGATCAACTATCAAGAAGATTGAAGTTCTTCCAATGGAACTTCGTAGACCATCTATTCTCCGTGCGTCTGGACACACATTTGAATATCTAGGTTATGGATCTGGTAACTACTCAACATCTCTGCCACAAAAACAGGATAGAGTTCTATCAGATTTAGAAACACTTGCCGCACAAAAGAAAGAACTTGATGGTGGTAAAGTTGTATACACTGGAATGAATGACAGTGGTGACTTCTATACTGGATATAAGAGGCTATCGTCTATTACTGGTGAAGAAGAAGTTGTTGGCGCACCTATCTTCTCATATACTGGCGATGATGCCGAGGCAGAAGGAACTAAGAGAGTTTCTGGTGTATTTGATGAACTACTTGTTAGGGAATCAATTACTGTTGAGGGTGGTGATAATAACAATAGAACATCACAGTTCTACGGTCCAGTAAACTTTACTGAGAAACTTGCTAATAGTTCGGATGATGGTATTGAAACTAAGAATTTCTTCCTGAGAGGTAATGCCCCTCAAGGTAAATTGCTTACCGTTGGTATTCAGACTCCAACAGGTGCTAAGAGAGCAGGTGACCTTTCATTCATTGGTATTCCAGATAATGGTGGATATGTTGGACACATTTATGCTGAAGGTGATTGGAGAAGATTTGGTGTTATCTCCAGAGAGAAGAATAGAAACTTCTACACTGTAGATCAGGTATCTATTGGTGCTAGTGATGCTACTTTCAAATGGAGAGATACTCTCGAAGTTAATGGTGTAACTAAACTAGATCACCTATATGTTGCTGGTATCGTTACATTCGCATCTAACCAAACATTCTCTGGTGTTACATATGACTCCATTGTTGTTAGACAACTTGCAAACTTCTATGCGTATAATTTCTCTGGTGGATTCTCAGATGAGGGTGTTAAGTGGGAAACTTACGGATACTACACTCAAGTACATGAGGGAGGCACATCTAGACTACACAACATGGAAGTTGTTGGTACTTATGTTTCTTTCAAGTCAAACTGTAAAGTTGATTTCCTTGGTGAGGTTACTTCTGGTTATACTGGTATTAACTCAATCAAGGGTGACATTACCTGTAGTAATATCTCTGTAAGAGAACAAGATCCCCTGAATGGTAGTGGTAAGTTCTTTGCTGAAGATCTTACAGTTCAAACTGGTTTTGCTACTGATTTCAATGTTGGAACTACTGGACCTGGTGGAGTTCTGACAATTGGTAATAGAGTAGGATCTACACTTAATGGTCATGCAAACATTGTAAGTCTTACTGGTCCTGGTATGCCAGATGATACTGGTGGAGGAAGTGTAGCACTACCAGTACAAGGTGGTGGTTTAACATATCAAGGTGTTTCGAGAGTTGCTATTACCAGTGCATACATCAATGTTGGTGTTATTACCAACTTCCACTCTCCTGCAACCTCCTACCTCAATTCTCCTAGAATTCAGTCTGGTATTGCAACTAACTTTGAGGTAACAAATAACCTGACTGTTACTGATGGTGGATCTAGTGCCACTATTAAGACTCTTAATTATACTACTGGTTCTGGTACAGATCTAACTCTGACTGGAGATCTTACATGTCAGGGTGGATCTTCTGTTGCAAGAATTAGGGAAATTGAATTTGATCAACAAATTGTAGGTCCAACTGCAATATTTAATGATATTGAAGCAACTACATTAAAACCAAAAACTGCTAGTACTCTTAATATTAATTGTACGGCAATTACTGCAACATCAACAATTACTTGTACTGATAGTGGTTCTTCTGCGACGATTAACAATATCACATCGCAAGAACTTACCATGGAACCTTCTTCCAGTGGTATTATTAAAACACCTAAGTTGGAAGTTGGTAATAGTAGTGCTGACCAAGGTGCCGATGCTAAGATCAGATATCTGAATGGATATACTGCTGGTGGTATCACTCAACTGGATATTGATTGTGGTACTAATGGTAAAGTAAAATCATTCCAATTTGAATCTACTTGTGCCACTGGTAACGCACCATTCAAGTGCGTATCTACAACTAAAGTCACCAACTTTAATGCAGACTTACTTGATGGAATGAATACATCTTCTACCAATCAAACTGGTGCTAGTATTGTTTCTAGAGATGGTTCTGGCAACTTTAAAGGTAATATTATTACCGCAAATAGTTTCAGTGGAGGAACTATAAGTGGTAGTAATGGATCATTTAGTGGCACACTCAACGTAAGTAGTACAATCACTGGTAACGTTACTGGTAATCTAACAGGAACTGCCTCTAATGCGACTAAGGCAGTAGATGTTGATCTTGGAAAAGGTATTCTATACAATACTGGACAGACTGCGACAGAAGTCAGTGGTAGTTTCTACTACCAGAGTAGTTCAGTTTATGCTCCTAATTTCAGGGGTACTTTTATTGGTAATGGTACCGAGGTCACTAACATAAACGCATCAAACATCACATCAGGAACACTACCTTCTAGTGTAGTTCCTGAAATCAGTGCTGATGATATTGTAGGAGGAACACTTGACGCATCATTGGTTCCAACACTAAACCAAAATACAACTGGTACTGCAAATAAAGCAAATACAATTAACATTTCTAATGGTACTAGTGGAACTCAGTATCCAGTTATGGTTAATACTACTGGATATCAAACATTAGCAAGAGATACTAGAATGTCATTTAACGGTGGCAATCTTTCAGTAACTCAAGACATTACTGCGTTCTCATCTGATGATCGTCTGAAGACTAATAGAGTTCAACTGACTAATGCTCTTGATAAAGTTTGTTCACTCAACGGTTTCACTTATAACTTTAATGAAACTGCCGGTAAACTTGGATTTAATACTGAAATTGATTATGTCGGTGTTTCTGCACAAGAAGTTCAAAAAGTTCTTCCCGAAGCAGTAAAACCTGCACCAGTTGATAACAAGTACATTACTGTTCAGTATGAAAAAATTGTCCCACTTCTAATTGAGGCAATCAAGGAACAATCTGGTCAGATTGATTCCCTTAGAAAGGAGATTGAAAAACTCAAATAAATATTAGAAATGGGTATTTTATAATGCAGTTAAATTATGTAGAACCTGAAAATATTAAAGTTAATCCCGATGCAATCATCAATAACAAACAGATAGGAGAAAAAAATCATCCTGTAATTGTTGTTGATGATTTTTTATTGGATCCACATAAGTTTATATCAGAATATGTTGAACCCACTCCTCTTGTATTAAATACTCTCGATTCCAAGTCATTAATGCCTGGGTGGATTGGTCAGGTTCCTAATAGATTTTATGAAATTGATTCAGCAGTTACACAATTACTTGATTTATATACAGACTTTGATATTCCAGAAGAGGAAATAGAAGATCATATTTGGAATTATCAAATCAATGTAATTCATGGTGGTTGTAAGTGTGCAAGAAAATGTATTCAACCTCATGTCGATCCAGCAATGATGGCATTTGTTTTGTATTTGAATGAAGACGATCAACAAGGTGGTACTGGATTTTATAGACATTCTGAAGCAGGAGACATGAATCTAGAAAATGTTGATAAGTCATTCAAAAGAACTTCAGACTATTGGAAGTATAAAGAATGGCAATTTGAAAAAATGAGAGATACTCGGGATGAATACATAGATTTTGACTCAGATTTAATGGATGATGCTTGGGAAGAATATCATTATGAACCTATGAAATTCAATAGATTAATTCTATATCCAGCATATATTTTTCACAGTTCCATAATGAAAATAGACTGGTACGTTGAGAATCCCAGAGTTAGTTTATCTGGATTTATCGATAAATCATATTTTACTGAATGAAATTACAAAATTATATCCATACACATAATAATATTCTTAACGAAAAAGATCACCAAAGATTTATAACTTTGTGTGATGAGTTTGATTTTGGCGAGATTGATAGACCAAAACCAGATAAATTTTATAATATGAAAAATACAGAAACATGTAGATCTCATGTATGTCTATCACGTTCTGGTGATGAGGAAGAGTTGTGGAATTTATGCCATAAGGTGATGTTAAAGACTATTCCTCTAATATATTCAGACTATAATGATTTTTTGCCTGAAGAGGTGGATCTTTATAATAAATATAGCGGATACTGGTTATGTAAGTATCCAGAGACTGGAAGAATAACATATCATGCAGATCTTGACGGTGATGCTGGTTCAGTTACAGTTTCATATGGTATAAATGATGATTATGAGGGTGGAGAACTTAGGTTCTGGAAAACAATAGACTTGGAAAAGAAATCGAACTCTGTTCACATATATCCAAGTAATTTTTTATATCCACATGAAGTGACACCAGTAACTAAAGGTATACGTTATTCAATAGTTTGCTGGTTTGGTTACGAAAAAGGTCAAGATTGGAGTTTAATCTAAAAATGGTAGAATTAGAAAGACTTGAAAGAGTACAACAATCTGGAAAGTATCCAAACTTAATTACATCGACTGACGTTGATAACGTTAAGAAAATTACTGAAGCAAACCCGAGTCTGTTCGCTTATAGTTGGTCTGATAAAAGATCTACTAGGAGAGATTCTGGAGCAAACTTTTCAAAAAAATCTGATGGGACTACCTTATATGGATTTTGGTTTGTACCTCAATCAGGAACTGGAACATATAGACTATGGGATGGTCATGTCATCAAAAATAATCTATTGAACTATTCGTTTAATGTTATTGGATATTTTTTCAGTGCCGATGATCTCAATTGCCCAGAGGAAGAACATATTTCTTTAGATTCTGTTCCCCTATTTGAACCATCTATCATGTCATTATGTTCTCTTGTTACTGAGATTACAGGAAGACAATCGGTTGGAGATCTCAAAAGAGCACTAGATTCGGTAAAGAATGTAGATGATTTAACCGAACTAGACTATACAATAAACTATTTGCGTATTAATAGGAAGAAACAGACTGTAGAGATTGGACTAGAAAAGAGTGAAAACGAAAATTCATTCTCTACATTAATAGAAAAGGTAACGCCAGAAGGCACTTTATCAAGAACTAATTGTTCTGCAGTTTCTGATCTCATCGAAGGAGATTTTTTATCGGATGATGGAGATAATGAAACTACAATACTAATTAAGTATGGACCAAATGGATTATATGAGGAGACATCTTTTGTAATTTCTACTACTTATAGTAAACTTGCTCCATCAGGTACAAAACCTACGGATAACTATCAAGTATTTCAACAAAGATCTGCATCACACTCAAATTTTGTATCTGATACATTATATAAATGTAACAATTACCGTTGGATAGATCAACATATTAAAGATGAAATCATCACCTGGGAAGATGATGAAATATTAGAAACTATTTACGGTGTAACTATACTTACTGTTTCAGCATCAGGAACTAATACTGAAATCATGTATGGATATAGTGGACTTAAGGGAGGCAACCAACCTACCGTTAATTAACGGAAGGATATGGCGCCAGAACCGCTTCTAGTCCAAGTTCCAACGCAAAGTCCACCAGGACCGCCGCCTTGACCGCCTTTACCAGATCTATCGCCGCGATAACCGCAATCATGTTCATCGCCGCCGCCTCGTTCACCCTTCCCTCCTGACGCGCCGCCGTCTCCGTTATAACCCCACTGTCCTCCTTGTCCGCCAGCACCACCATTGCCGCCTTTACCTCCAGCACGGTCGGATCCGCCTTGACCGCCTTGACCATTTGTTTTGTCCCAGTTTAGTCCAGCAACATTCCATGCGTTGCCATTCCATACATAACCCTTACCTCTGCCTCCATGGCCACCGTTACCACCATTGCCGCCGCTACCACCATCTTTGCGG